ATCTTACAGTGTGGTACGGGATGAAGCGTGAAACGTGGGAAGATGTAGCAAGAATGCTTCCTGGTAGAAAGCGGCTCATTCTTGGTAACCATGATACTCGTCCTGTGGAATACTACGAAGAGATGGGCTACAAAGTTCTAGAACCTTTCGTAGCACGAATCGGCGTAGTACGTGTCAAGTTTACCCATGAACCGGAACTAATTAAGACGGATGAGTGGGATCTGAACGTTCACGGACACGTTCATAACAACGACCACAGGGAGCTGCCGAATGGTGATACGGTAGATTGGCGCCGTAACGTTTCAATCGAGATGGTCAACTACAGGCCCATACAAGTAGGAGATGCACTTACACTATGAAACTTTACGCAGTCGCGTACATCGTCAAAGGCACTATGAGTATCGTCAACGTAGCCTATTACTGGGCTGACGATGTGGATCACGCAAGAGAACAGGCTTATCAGGACACCGACGACGTGCAGATGATTCGTGAAGTACCCGGAGATTATTCCCATGACAACGATGGGCAAATCATCATCTACACAGGAGTGTATGAAAATGAGTAACGAAGGATTTATACTAGACACGCCAGAGCAGATTAATGCATTTGGTTTACTGCAAGTGTGGTACAAGCTGAAGATGGAGGTAAACATGCCCGGTGGCCCAACATGGCGTATGTCACCAGCAAAACAGGCCCGTGCAATTCTCGTAGAAAACGGGCAGAAAGATCCAGGCCGCACAAAGAGCAAGGTCTTTGCCGCTTACACCGCATGGCTCATTGAGATTGGAGTGAAGCAAGATGATTCCGTTCAAAGCAGCCGATAAAACTACGCTAGAACGCAGGGCACGTGCTGAAGCGGGTATCTATGCAATAGCACCTGATCTTACTCCTGTGGATGCTGTAAGAATCGCACGGTGTTTACTAGAGAACGTATACGACAACGAGGAATGGTTGGATTTTCACGTAGATGACACAAAAGTTCGTGATCGCGTAGACGATGCCTGTCATGCACTTGACAGACTACGATTGGATTATCCATGATCTGCTTCACTTGTGGACAACTTCAGAACTGTAAGGAATACAACCTACGTTTGTGGGATTTATACGATCGACGTAAAGATGGACGACAGAATATCGAACCACTCGTATTCACACAGGGAGATGTAGAAGATGATCCTGATTGGTATGAAGATCGTCCGAACAGCGGAACATGGCTCGCAATGGAGCGAAACATGCATGATCGTGGTTTGTGCCCATCGTGCGGTATGCCGGATCTTCGCGGGATGAAAGAGGAAGATTTCTATACCCACGATGAGCATGAAGATATGCAGGAACTATGGGCAGAAGAAGCTGCCGAAAGGAGAATGGGCTGCTGATGTACGTAGAATTGAGAATCACACGCATCATTGGTGTCGATGAAGTAATCATCGATGTAATGCGTGACAAGGTGCTGCACGAACGGCGTAAGGTAGATGACTTTTCCGACGCTACCGATATCATTGCGCACTATTGGGATGAGATTGTTGATAGCACAGGACGACAGGATTGGGGAGGATTAGATTGACTACCAGAGAAACCATTGAAAGGAGAGCAGGATGCTAGACCTTTACGATGATAGGTACGAACCAGTAGCAACGTACAACCAGACGATTTATCGAGTGACAATTCCACAGGCGCAACACTCTGGAATTAAGACCAGAGACATTCCTTTCGCATACATTGGAGTGGATATTTATGGACTGATCGAGATAATGAGTTATGCGTGGGATGGAGAGTACTCTTCACACGGTGTATCTAATCGGGTACACACAGAAATCTTCAAGTGGCTGGTTGAATGGGAATTAGCAGAGTGGCGTTCAATTGGCCCTGAAGATAGCGACCTATTCGCTACATCGAAACTGCACAAAGGAGATTGGAATGACTGAGCGTAAGCGTAGCTTTGCGACAGTAGATATTTACGATGCACCGGAAGATCGCATCCTACTGGCAACTAGTATCGGTACAGCATCCACAGATGAATTTGAGCTGAACGTGCTAGCTGCTGGCGATACAATTGAATTCTATTTTACAACACACGGAAAGCCCAGTCAGCGATACTGGGTAAACATCAAGCCCATTGCAAACAAGGCAGTGTCACTCTATCGGAAGGATTCCGGTCTAGCAGATATGGAGATTACACCTAATGAGTAACTATCCACCTGGCGTAACAGGCAACGAGCCACAGATAACAGGCGAATGGCCTTGCGCTTTTTGTGATGGTGCAGGCGGCTGGATGGAAGATGAAGGACCAGACGCTTGCCCACTATGTAAAGGCACAGGCATACATCCAGAAGATGCGTGGGAATTTACCGATATAATGGTTACGTTTGCGGAGTTCTTTAAGCGTAATAATTATGGAGGTTTATACATAGAAGAAGATGGAGATGGCTTCCTTACCCTCAATACTAGTTTACGATTGTTCGGCACAACCGTTGTATCAAGGGCTGAGTGATGCCACGGATTAGATACATCAGATATGATGAGAAGAACCGATCACAGATCATACGCAGACACATTACGTATCCACCTGCAATTGGTTGCCGCGTCTGTGGTGGTTTTAACGGGATCGGCGGTTTGTACGAGTTCGGAATAATGCACGATAAAATGAAAGAGTCACACGCCTACTGGATCGGGCTATATTGCAGCCTTAAATGCTTCGATGGACGCTTGACTTTTGATACTGAGTGTGATAGGGTGAACCCATGAACGCACAGTCCATTTGGGCGGGGGAACACTATGCTTGGGCATATATGCGACCTAAGAGTACGTTCCCTCGTAACGGCAAAGAAGTTGTTGCCATTGCTACCCGACGTGTTAGGCAATTCGGCAATGAGCGCCTTTCCACAGAAGTACACATAAGGCAGGTAGAGAGCGATAAAGAGCATTGGGTACCTGCCCGAGAAATCGTGGATTTCTGGGATAACTACTCTAGTGAGCTGTCTCATGTACTAGAGACAGAAGAGTCTGCCCGTGCTGAAAGAAAGCGTAAGAGACAGGCAATAGAAGATGCGGAAGAAAAGAGGTATACTGATTACGCCGAACTACTAGGTATCCCGCGTACAGCAATCGTTAGTTTGTACTCCACCAATGTTACCATCAAACGGAATGAACTGGAAAGGCGGTTAGGTGTCCTACAAAACATTGATGGAAGATCAGATACGTAATCTGGTTAGCCGCGAAAAAGGCAAAGAGATTAAGCAGGTATCGTGGTGGAATAGCCCATCGGTAGTGCAACCACTTAGCAGAGCATTGCTAGCTAAACATACAATTGCTATGCTTGAAGGTAAAGATTTCTCTATCAAATACACTGATGATGGGAAAGCGTGGGTTAAGTCGAAAGAAGGATTCGCACCTTGTGCTTGGATAACTATCGACGAGTATGCAAAGTCTTATGAGCAATCCACTGGATAAAGACTTTATCGACAACCTACTAAAAGCACCACAGAAAGTAAGTCGGGCTAGGAAAGCTAACGATCTAACGAGAGTTGAATCACGAACTTATACAGTGTGGTTCACACTAAGGCAGACGTTCGGTGTGTGTTCAAACCCTGATTGTAAGGATCAAAGACCGCTTAAGACTTCGGATGGTAATGCTATGTGTATTGATGTAAATGGCACAACGATGTGCCGCCTATGCTTCTTAGACGGATTTGGGGTGACCCTTGACAACGGCTAAGAAAGGGCGTAGAATGCCTCCTGTGGATGCAGGGGCGGTCGTTCCAGGCTATTCACTGCAATTCTACGAGGCGCTAGTAGCTCTAGCGAATGTAGAAGAAGTGCAAGGGCAGGAATATCTCGTCTATCGCGGAGGTATTACAAAGGTTTTCGATGAACTGAAGTTCTCTAGGGCGCACTACACTAGAATCGTCAAGACCCTAGAGGAAATCGGGGCTATCGAAATTATCCAACGAGGCAATCCCAGGCAGCAGAGTGTTGTAGCGTTGTACGGCACTCCTAAGCTTGAATCCCTCGGAGAAGCCTACCACTTGACAGCACCGTCAGAAAGGCGTAAGATGGGTGCAGATGCACTCGATGTTCGGGTGACTGTCATAGAAAGGAGGTTGGGGCAAGAGTTAGATTACGTCAAAGCGTTATCTAATATCGAGAGTCGTTTGCAGGCTCTAGAGAAAAAGGTAGGTAAGTAGATGGCAAAGCCACGTAAGGCAACAGCATCAGCAGCACCAACAACAACTCATACAACTAAGGAGAATACCAAAATGGCACTTGTTCTTGATCCCGCACGTATCACTGAGCTTCAGGCAGGTAGCAAGCAGCGCGGTCTTTACACTGATGAGCTTAATGCATTCATCGCTCGTGAGAATCGTGGTGAAGAGGTTGATCTTACTGATGGCGCTCTTGCAGGTAAGAAGCCACAGAGTGTTAAGACTGGCTTTGAGAACGCCAGGAAGAAGCTGTCGGATGAGCTTAAGCCGACGATCCAGGTGATTCTGAATGAGGATCACGTTTACCTCATCAACAAGGCAGTTGAGGCGTAAACAGTAAGTAACAGTGAAGCCCCTTAATTGGGGCTTCACTGTTAAGGCCACCCCTTTCCACTGTGCTGCTCCATAAACAATAGAGCAAAGGGTGAGTGGCCTTAACAGTGAAGATAACTTCACGAAACGTAGTTGACGGAGCTAGTAGGTTACATACGGTAAGCGCACTGTATGGGGTATCGTAGTGTGGTGTATCCGCGCTGCGATATTCACACTGGTAACAGTGACTTACTAGCTCCGTGAGCTACGGATAGTAAAGGGTGAACCGACATTCTCCTTCTAGAGCTATCCGTAGCTCTTATCTTTGAGTCGCAGAGGTCAAGTACATAATAAGGCAGGATTACTCACTGATCGTGACTATTCCAATTCGCCCCGTGAATGGCTAAGGGGTATAAAGTATAAAGAAGATAGAGCGATCGGAGCATTGGAGAGATTAATGGCTAATATGGCAATAGTTGATATCGCAAGCTTAAGCTATAGAGAACTAATGATGTTGCAATCTTATGCGAATTCTGGCCGCGTTGATTCAGTAGCGGCTGAACTGTATGTTTCTCGGGAAACAGTTAAAACGCATCTAAAACACGCAAGATCGAAATTGCAAGCGAGGAATTCAACTCATGCGGTAGCAATTGGTATACGACGCGGATTAATCACTTGACTTTAGTTAGGATTTGTGATATAAGTTTAGTGTCCAGTAAGCGGCTCATCTCCCACATGGAGGTTCCCGACACGGCAAAGCGGTTAACAGGGTTTTCCTGCCTTCCCTGCTAACAATGCACGGAGTAGCTTACTGGACATAAATTCACTGCTATCACATCCCCTCGATAGCAGTTGAAGAGGGGTAGGGTGTATTTATGCGATACACCCTACCCCCACCTTGTCGTCCACAGAAGGGATGCTTTGAAGAAAGCACTTGTCATCATTACTGTGTTGGCTACGTTGGTTGTAACACCTGCGGGGAACACAGGCAATAATTGGCAATGGCAACATAAAAAGTGGTTGCCTCCAGTATGGCAAAGAATAGCACAGTGCGAAACTGGAACAAACTGGAAGCATAACAGTGGAACATATCAAGGAGCATTCGGTTTTTATCATGGATCGTGGGATGCGTTCAATAAATTCGGATACCCGCGAGAAGCATACAACGCAACACCGTGGCAACAGTATAAAGTGGCGCTTGCTATCTACAAGCGTTATGGGTTTACTGGATGGGGTTGTTACATGAACAGATCATGGGTACGTAACGGCTACTAGAAGGGAATAAGTGGAATTCGACGATTATTGCCCATCATGCGGATCATGGGATAATCGTATGGTGAGAGACATCGGGTGGTGTTCTGTCTGTGTTACAGAACACCGCCCACACCTTCTTATCTGCCCATCATGCTACACCACTTTTCCGGCAACATTTAACCATAAATACTGTTCCAGTTGTAAGAAGGAAGAATGGCTCTCTACCTACGCCGATCAAATAGAAGAATACCTCTCTGTGGGGTATTCATACTACTCGGCGAAGCAACAAGTCATACACGATATAAGACCTGATTGCGTAATTTGCGATCAACCAATCGTAGGAGGTAATCCCGGCTCACTATTCTGTACACAGAACAAAGAATGCAGAACCGCTAAACGCAAGTACAAGACTTGTCGAGAAAAAGGCATGACAAACGATGAAGCATTAAGGCAGGTATTAAATGGGAAGGTGGCAATAAATGTCGATGTTAGCGCAGCAGCATGAAACGTATACGCCTGCGCCATTTCAAATAGTCGATCTAGAACACCTAGAATCTAGAGACTGGTCAGCGAATTGGTCAGAGATGGGCTGTTACAAAACGACCACCGCTTTGTGGTTGTCTGAACGTAAATTGCAAGACGTAGCTTCTCCCGCTGTACTCATCATTACTACGAAGATGGGTAAAGGTACATACTTCGATGCTATTCCGAAAGTACTACCCGATTGGATCTTTCTCAATGTAACAGCGAAAGGGATCACTCGCGTAGAAATGGGGGGCAAGCTAGAGCTGGAAATAAATAGTGAGGAATTCGTACAAGCAATTATGAGCGACCGGCCTGTAGTAGTACTAGGCCACTATCATTGCTTTATGAATAAATCTAGCTTGAAAGATATCCTAATTGGTATTGAGTGGGATGGTATCCTCGTTGACGAAGCCCACAGGATGAAGGATAAAGATACACAGTGGACACGTAACATCAAGAAGATGGCTATTGCAGATACAGGATTCAAGCATATCATGACCGGGACGGGAATCATCAACCGTCCCGATGAAGTATGGTCTTTGCTTAACTTTCTTGATAGGCATCAGTTCAGTAGTTACTGGAAGTTTCGTAGATACTTCTGCGAAGAGATCGAGATGGGTGGGTTTACACGTATCCTCGGGGTATATCCCCACAGGAAGGAAGAGTTCCGTGAGCTACGTAAAGAAGTTGGAGTGCGACGAGAACTTAAAGATGTTCGTCCTGACATCGCTATTCCAATCGAAACCCCGATTGAGGTAGAACTCAATGCGACGCAACGAAGAATGTATAATCAGATTAGAGACGAACTACGTACTCTTGATAAGAAGGGAGTATCTATTACCTCCCCCAACGTTCTCTCTCAACTTAATCGTCTACGCCAAATCTGTGTGGCAACACCGGAGAAGTATGGGGACGACTATTACGATTCTAAGGCCGACCGCGTTATCCAGCAAATCAGGCTCGTCGAACCCTCATCTAAACTAGATGCAGTTATGGAGTTGCTTGAAAATCTTGAGTGGGATGAAGAGAGTAAACAGCAGGTAGTAGTGTTCTCTTGCTTTAAAGATCCACTTGCACTCCTAGAGGAACGATTGAAGAAAGCCAATGTTCCGTATCTACGTATGATTCAGAGCATGAACGAGAAGGAACGGTACGCCCTGTGGCATGATGTGTGGCCTAGTAAGGAGCATCGTGTATTTCTTACGACTCTTGCGCTTGGTGGTGAATCTATTAATCTATCTGCTGCGCAACGAGCCATCTTCCTCGATAGAAGTTGGTCACCTAAAGATAATGCACAGGCAGTTGGACGGATTTATAGGCCAGGGCAAGAAGGTCAAACACAGATAATCTACATCAATGCTAAGAACACCACAGATAAACGCATCGAGAAAACCAACGAAATCAAGATGGGATGGTTTCGTGAAATCTTTGGAGATGATGAAGTATGACGCGAACTATATTTGAGATACATGAAGATATGAGAGAACTCATCGGAAGTGGTGATATAGAAGCATCTCATGGAGAAGCCGACGATCTTCTAATAGAAGCACTACGATTCCTTGTTGAAGAATGGGGACCGTGGAAAGACGAAGTTAACAAACTAATCGATTCGTATAATCAGATCGATAAGTGGTACGCATGAACGACCCCGAAATCATCGTGCGGGAGCAGTTGCGTCATCTCGGGCCTTTCCGTGGGGGAGCGGGAGAGGCTGCTTTGGATGCGCTTGTGAAGGAACGCGACAACGCAATGAAGATCGGCCTGGTTCATCAGACGTGTGAATCTCGCATTTTGGTTGCGGAGGCCGAACGCGACGAAGCGCAGGCTCAGTGTCATACCGAGGATTGGAACTGGCGGCAGGCAGTCGCTCGCGCCGAGGCTGCGGAGTCGCGGGTGCGGCAACTCGAAAGCGCGCTACGGCGATTCGTGTCATACGCGGACGACTACCCGGAGGACATCTCGGGGCCGTTACGTGACGACTTCCTGCCGATCCTTCGTCGCGCTCTTGCCGCTACCAGCGAGGAGGGAGAATGAGTGGTGATAAGTACGTCATCACACTATATCGAGGACGAAGCTGGCCTTGGAGTCTCGGCTGGTATGGCAATTACACCTACTACTCTTATGAAGGAGCCGTACTAGGTATCTCTCCTGAACACGGCTGGTGGCGTGTCACTAAGCCATTGACCGAACGGGCTGTTAGAAGACAGATCGACAAAGACAAACGATGGCGCAACAGCGAACGAATCGAGGTTATCCCATGAAAATGTTAATCGTATGCATGTGGGTAGTGATTGCTCTTTGCTTCATCCGTGTAGCCGTGGCACATGCGCATTACGGCAATCTTTGGTTCCAAACCCGCGCTAACATGGAAGAGAACATTGAAGGTAAATATCAGGTGTATAGCGTATCTTGCCGTAAGCACCCTAATGCACACTGGACACAGGATAACGCGTTTTCACTTAGACGATACGATCATTTCATCTGCGGTGTAAATTCAGAAGTGACTGGACGTGTATGCGTAGCTGTTGCACACCAGACAGGCTCACGTTGGAGTGACATCGTGCTAACTGGATACCATTATGCAAGGGGCACAACGTGTGTCCCTGCTGATCTCCGACGCCGATGATAGGTAAACTACTATGTCGCATTGGATTGCACCGATGGCAATTTGAGGATAGAAACACATCACTGATGTTACGTACATATGCCAAGTGTAAGCGCCCTGATTGCAAACGTTTTCAAACATGGCGTTGTTGTAATGAAGAAGAGAGATAAGGGATGGGTAGCTATCGAAGATGTAAGGCCAGTATTCGATAGACTCATCGCTATCTACGGAACGAAAGCTAAAGTAGCTAAAGCCTTAGGTATACACAAGCAGGGGTTCCTTAATCCGAATAAGAAGTTGATACAGCGCAAAACGCTTGATAGGGCTTTAGAGCTGTTAAAAGAACATGAAGTTAATTTATACCAAAAGCGTACAGGTGGTAGCGTTCCATTAGAAGTGGTAGAATCAATCAAATTGTCCGAAATACTACGTGCATGGGTCGTTACTTATCTCATAGAGCATGATGATGATCGTAACCATATGTTTGAAGGACCAACCAAAGTAATTGCGAATAGGGCGGGGATTAGCGAAAGGCAGGCTAGTGCCTATATCAACAACACAACCCCATCTCCCTGGGTAGGTGTCAATACGGCAGATAAAGTTCTTGTTGCGATCGACCAACATTACGTGCTTAGGGACGGAACTCTACCCGTCATCGCAAATCCGACCTTAAGCATGGAAGCGTGGGTAAGGTACATGGAGGGCAGAGGTTGCATTTGACTTTTCCCCGTGGATATGATAAGGTGATTGTCCACTCCAATCCTGTAGTCGAATGGAGGCACGATGAATAAGGCAGGCACGACGGCACTTTCTGTGCCGGATAAATACGATATTATCCCAATTCACGCTAGCGACGTTAGCGCGTTTCTGCGATGCCGCAGATATTGGGATTGGACCTCTCCCGCACGGAACAACCTACGCAAGCGCGTAGAGATTGACGGCATCAATGTTCCTCTGTGGTTCGGTTCAGGAATCCACTACGCACTGGAGATGTTCTACAATCCTGTGCTTAGTCGTGACCCCGTAGAAGCATTTGAAACATGGTTTAATTATCAGTGGGAAGGGGGCATCGTTACGCATGAATGGCTAGAGCGCACGTATGATGTAAAGCCTATTACGCAAGGCGATACAGATATGTTTAGCATTCGTGGTTTGCGTGATATGCATCCTGATCCTAGTCACGAAGAGTTCATGGAGTACAAAGAACTAGGCATCGGCATGATGACGTTCTACAAAGAGTACGCCGCAAAGAATGACAACTTCATTGTGGTCAGTCCAGAAGCTAAGTTTAGTGTGCCACTCGGATTTGAGATGATTGACTATCGTGAACAATCACCTAATTATGGCAAGAAAGTAGAAGTACATGCCCGTGGAATGCGTGACGCTATCACGTACAGTGAAGAGACGGGTAAGTACGCGATCATGGATCATAAGACAGCAGCGAAGGTAGACGAAGATTACTTCACTAAGCTGGACACAGATCCTCAGTGCAGTACATACATTTGGGCTTCGATCGAAGAAGCTAAGATGTACGATCTTCCATACAAAGAGATTGATAGTGTACTCTACAACGTATTGCGTAAAACGTTTCCACGTCCTCCTACACCGCTAAAGAATCTAACGCCATCGGTGAACCGTACCGAAGAAGGCACCACAGCGGAGTTGTTTGAAGCCTACGTTAGAGAGAATGGGCTGGTAGAGTGGTTTGAGAATAACGACAAAGCGCAGGGATATTACAGTTGGCTACTTGAAATAGGCGACTCAAACTTTATCCAGCGCCAAATTACCTACCGCAACAAGGCAATGATTGAGAACACGGGAAATAATATCAGAGCGATAGCGAAAGAGATGTTGAACCCGAAGCTGGCAATCTATCCACATTTCTCCGGCGATTTCATGTGTACTCGTTGTGCTTTCAGAGCGCCATGTATAGCGAAGGAAGATGGTAGCGATGTAGACTTCCTTATCGACAATGGCTATGAAAGGAATAGAGGACGATGAGAACCGTTAAGATTGGTATGGAAATGCCAGGACCAACTATTATCAGCCCGATCGTTAGTTTCTCTACTGAAGTCATCGTCAATGATGACGACGATGCAGCAGAAGCAGGACACGATGCGGGAAAGTACCTAATGCGATTCGCTGAAGGTTTCGCTAGTGTCGCTGACGATGACTAGCGCGCTCCCATCTGATGTTATTGATGCGCTCCTAAAGAAAGAAGAGCCGCGCATCTATGATGTCCCAAAACAGATTGGACCACTACGTAGATACGACACACCCAAACGTTGTTGTTCGAGAGGATGCGGTTCGACTACATATCACAAAGTTGAGGGTATTCCTTACTGCATGATACATTGCATGATTCGGCTAAACGCTATGCTTGTTGAGCTAGGTGTAGAACAATGATTGTCGAAGAGCAATGTTCTTGTGGAGCAAAGTTTAGAGTTCAAGCGGAGACTTACGTATCCTCAAAAACATTGAATGAGATGATTAAAGAATGGCGCACAAATCATAGGCACGAAATGTCTACTTCAGTAGTTAATGTAATTAATGAAACACCAAGCCCCGTAGGAGGCGTAGAGAATGGCAGCAACGAAGAGTCCACTTAGAACGAAGTTAGATGTGAAGCCGCCATCTGATGTTATCTTGTATCTGAACATGCTTGTATACGGTGAACCGGGCGCGGGTAAAACTTATCTCGCTGCTACTGCACAGGATCATCCGTCTACAACCCCTGTCCTGTTCCTCGACGTAGAAGGAGGTACAACAACGATCCGAAAGCGTAAAGATGTTGACGTAAAGCGCGTCGGGTCAATTCAAGAACTCGTAGAAGTACACAAGGTTCTCCATGAAGAGAACGATGGATACTACAAGACCGTCGTTATTGACTCGTTGACTGAGCTACAGAAGCTCGATATGCGAGACATTATGAAAGAGGTAGTACAGCGACGACCCGACCTAGATCCAGATGTTCCAAGCATGAGAGAATGGGGAAAGAGTGCAGAGCATATGCGACGCATTGTACGAGGTTTTCGTGACCTACCGTGCAATACGATTATGACAGCTCTTTCTAACATTGAGCGAGATGAGAACGGCGTAGTCACTTACACACCTTCATTGCCGGGTAAGCTGAAGATGGAAGTTCCAGGCTTCATGGACATTGTAGGTTATCTCTCTTCGACTATCGAGAGTGATGAAGTGATCCGCCGTATTCAATTCGCCAAATCGCGGAGAGTGATCGCAAAAGATCGCACTGCATCACTTGATGCTGTAGTAGACTTTCCAAGCATTCCGATGTTGTGGGAAGTAATCAACGCGAACGCGTAAACGACAAACGAGATAGGAGTAGTAATGTCTAACGTACTTGATCTTAGTGGCGCAGATACCAGTGGCTTTGATACAATCAAGGCTGGTACGTATGATGCTGTAGTGTTCAAGGCTGAGATGCAGGAGACTAAGGGAGGCCCGGAGGCTAAGATGCCTGCTGGAACCCCTAAGCTCAATATTCAGCTTAAGATCACGGAAGAGCCGTATAACAATCGGCGCGTGTTCACTTCATACGTCATCCCCCCTGCCGACTATGATCCCACAAAGGCAGCGAAGATGAAGGGTATGTTTGTGCGCTTCCTTACCGCCATCGGTTATGACGAGAAGAAGGTGCAGAGCGGTAAGTTCAATCTCGACATCGAGGATCTTTCGGGACGCGAGTGCCGTGTTGTTGTCGGCGTTAAGCCGAAGTGGGGCGGTGCCGAAGGTGAGACAGATAACGAGGTAAAGGGCGTTAAGGCCATCGGTGACACTTCTGGTGCCACAAGCGGCGGTCTGCTCTAACCAGTAAATAAACATAGCGGTCGTGGCATCAGGTAACGAGGGGTAGCTAGTGACGATGCTACTTAAACAAGACATAGCCCCCTGACCGCTATTCAAATTTGAAAGGCGCATAAATGAAAGATAATCGAGATCCCCAAGTACTAGGCACTGCGCTCATTCGACAGCGCATGGAGAAGAACTACCGACATATGAAATTATCACAGGTAGCTGATCGTATGTTCTCGCCCTCAACTACCCATGATGATTTGGAGCATAGCAATGTATCGAATGGAATTGCAAAAGATAGCCAGCCGCTCGCCTTTGCCGAAGTACAAAACGGGGGCATTGTTAGTCCTAGATGGACAGGTACTATCGACGGGATGGTCCCACGTAGGGACGAATCTCACTAATACTTATTCGGTACATGCAGAACTCCACGCTATGTGGAGGGCATTACATCTCAATCTAGAAGATGCTGTCTGTCACACTATAACGCTGCGATCGAACGGTTCACTGTTTCCAGCTATACCGTGCCGATCTTGCGCGCAATCATTAATTAAAGCCGGTATTAAGACCGTCATCACTGACGGTTATGAATACGATCTAGCTTTTTCCATAGACAGTTTACGAAAATACAAGAAGCCCAATGCTGTCAGAACTTAAAACACTGCAAACAGCTTTCTTTGACTACCTGTTCAAAGAAGAGCGAGGATACGTTTGTATCTCTACACGAAAAGGTAACGATCGTAGTACATTCCGCGATCACTATTTCGATTGGCCCGAACAGAAGAATGATATGTTCGCGTTCATTACGAGCGCAGAGAAATCACTGAATGTCTGGTTCGGCATCCACCTTCTTGTTACGGGTAAACGTCTCAGCGAGAACTGCCTACCAACTAACTACCTTTGGGCTGATCTCGATAGTTGTGATCCGACAACAATTACCCCGCAACCACAGTGCGTAATCGAATCCTCACCAGGGCGCTATCAAGCGGTATGGGTACTAGACGAACATCTAGATCCGTATGTAGCTTCGCAGTACAGCAAGCGAATCGCCTACGCTTACAAGAAAGACGGAGCAGATCCTAGTGGTTGGGATCTTACACAGCTACTACGTGTACCGTTTACATACAACTACAAGTATGACGATGGCGAAACAACTTTGCCGCAAGTGCAATTGCAAAGTGCGATCGATCATCCCCTCCCTGTGGCGCTCTTCGATGAACTGCCGGAAGCGCCGAAAAGCGCCACAGAAGCGGAACAAATTGACGTACCGACAGAACTGGAAGATCCTGCGGATTTGATCTTGCGATTCTGGCCTGGGTTGCGACGAACGCCGTTCACGACGCTATATGAAACAGAGCCAGAAGATGATTGGTCCGGTCCTCTGTGGCGCTTGAATAACGTGTGCTTTGAAGCAGGTATGGATGAGACACAGGTGTTTTCGGTTCTGCAATCTGCGAAGTGCAACAAGTACGTTAGGGACAATCGACCACTGAGTCACCTGTGGCGTGAAGTTCTTAGAGCGAAAGCAGCACAGCAGAATATTCAGGCGATTGTAGGTTCGTATGAATACATCTCGATGCCAGTGCTAGTTACGAAGGATGAACTTGACATCTTGCCCCGTACAATTATTGACGATTATAAAGATTGGGCCTGTGCTGCAACCGATGCCAGCGCACAGTATCATGAGTTATCTATCTTCGTATTACTTTCTATCCTTACTGCTTCGGGACTTAAACTTGAAACTTCCTATGGTGAATTCACTCCGAATCTTTGGGGTCTTATTCTCGGTGACAGCACACTGACACGTAAGACAACCGCGATGAAACTAGCGATGTCTTTTGTTGACGAGATTGATCGTGACTTGATCCTCGCTACAGACGGTTCAGCGGAAGGTATCCTTACGGGCTTATCAACTAGACCATCTATGGTCAGTACGTACTTTAAAGATGAAGTAGCAGGCTTCCTCGATTCTATCGCAAAGAAGGAGTATCTTGCGGGACTACCAGAAATCCTTACGCAGCTTCACGATGTCCCTCCTATCTATACACGTAGACTACGGAAAGAGACCATTACCATATCGTCTCCGATCTTTATCTTTTTCGGGGGTGGAATTAGGGATAAGGTTTATTCCCTTGTCAACGAGCAACTCATTCTCAGTGGATTTATTCCACGGTTCCTTATCGTATCAGGTGAGACTGATCTATCCCAAATCCGCACTACAGGACCACCTACGCAAGCGGGCAAAGAAGGACGCGCAGGGATCAAAGAACAACTCAGCTCACTTTATACCTCTTATAACAGAACAGCACCAATAGAAGTAGCTGGTCAACGCACGATGATTAATGCGAAAGCTGAAGTGTTCTTGACCACAGAAGCATGGACACGTTATCAGGCAATCGAGATGCAAATGATTGAAGCCGCGAATAATTCAGCTATGTCGCACCTTGCGTTACCGTGCTTCGAGCGACTATCACGATCACTACTGAAGATGACAATGTTGGTAGCAGCGAGTAGACAAGAACCGGAAGTTGAGACTGTAACAGCGGAGGTAACAGATGTACTCATCGCAGGCAAGTATATCCAGCAATGGGGTAATTATACAGTTGATCTCATCCTCAACAGTGGACGTTCTCAGGCACAAAGAGTCATTGAGGCTGTACTTAACGCTATCAAACGACAGCCAGGAATTTCCAGGGGTAAGATCATGCAACACTACCACCTAACAGCAAGGGAGATGACAGAGATAGAAAACACTATGGTAGATCGTGGTCAGTTGGTAACAGAAAAGGTCGGCAAAGCAACTCTCTATAAGGCGGTTATATAATGGACGATTTCGATTTCGAGGGCGATCTTCAGGATCAATTGAACACATTGGACACATTGATTGCGCAGGAAGAAAAGATGTGGGAAGTCCAGGGGATCAATCCAGGAGCTATCACCGTTAATGTATACATGCTGAACATGAAGATGCGCATGATGCAGAAGCTAGTTGAAGTTAAACTAGGGTTGTCTGAAGATGAAATGAATCTATGGTTTAAGCAGGCAGTATTGCAACAACTGAAGGATGATCGTAAAATGGTAACGAAGGCACAAGCACAGCAGAAGCTACAACAGCCTGGACACCTTCCGTTCAACGGTATGCTCGGGCCTAACGGCAGGCCGCTATGATGGTTACTATTGAACTAGGTTTGGAGAACGATCAAGAAGGAAATACGTGGTGGTCGAATGGTCACCCCGACGAAAATAGCATTCAGGTGCATGTTGATCGACCTGTATACGTAGCTCTCGGTAAACCAGACAAGATCATGGTTACACTTGCCGCTTCCAATGATATGAGAAAGCTATGCTGATCGGTATCAATGGCTTCAAAGGTGCGGGTAAAGATACCGTAGGTGACATCTTGGTTAAACATTATGGCTTCACTAAGTTGTCGTTTGCTGCGAAATTGAAGCAATCAGTAGCAGCACTTTTCGACATACCACTAGAGGACGTAGATCGCTATAAGAACCTCGATGCCTCTGTGGTGGTTATGGGCAAGTCGATGTCGTTCCGTGTGTTCTTGCAGCGATACGGTACAGAGTCACATCGTGAGGTATTCGGTGATACTTTTTGGGTTGAACAGTTATTACCGATTCCGCACTGGAGCAAGAAGTACGTTATCACCGATGCTCGTTTCGAGAATGAGCTACGTGCTGTACGTGAGTACGATGGATATAATGTGCAAGTAGTACGTCCAGGCATTGAAGGTGATGGTCATGCTAGTGAAGTTGCACCACACGCGAAACTAATCGATTACGTCATCACTAATGAAGAGCCACTTGAAACGGGTTCACTTGAAATGCAGATTAGTGATGTATTAGATCGTATGGGGGAATCAACATGAGTTTCTTCCTCGGTATACTAGACAGCATTATTGGAGTGATAACAGGAACATGGAAAGCAATCAAGCAATTAGAACGCGATGCACACAAAGGTGACTAATGGGTAAAGTACCTGGGGCAGACTGTGAGAATTGTCCACTGATAAATCGCCCTCTTGCGAAAACAAGAGGCCCACAGGGGAGCGATGTATTGTTCGTGGCGCGTTCTCCGGGCTATTACGAAGCTGAGAATGGTAATTCGTTTACTGGACCTGCCGCAGACATCCTGTGGTATCTGCTGAAGCAGAACGGCGTTGATCGTGACAGCATTCGATTGACTAATGCAGTGCTGTGTGCGCCAGAGGAAGGTAAGGTACCACCCGCTGCGCTTAAGGCATGTAGTGGCAGACTAAAAGCAGAGGCGGCTACAGCGAAATTAGTAATCGCTGGTGGCTCAGAGGCAGTTAGGGTTTTAACGGGGATGAGCATCGAAAGAGCACGTGGTTATACGCATAATATGGGCGATTACAAGCTGGTAGCGACTAATCACCCGGCTGCTGTTATGCGTGACGATTCAATCTTCCCTAATCTACAGAAAGACTTTAAGCGCGCATTCCACCCACAACCACCACCGACCTTTCCAGAAGTGAAGGTGATAGAAGATGCCAAAAGCGCCATTGAATGTCTCAATTATCTCAGTACCTATCCGATTATCGCCGCAGATATCGAAAGTCGCGGAGGACTTACTCATAGAGCGACTCTCATCTCAATTCAGTTTTCAGTTAACGGAAGAATTGCGTATGTACTTGGAGAACGAAGCGGATTATTCACCGACAGCATTTTCATTGACGATCACTTACGACCCTTCTTTGAAGGGGATACGCATTTCTGTTGGCACAACGGAGTCTTTGATACGAAAGTCCTTCGACATACCTATGGAATAAAAGCGCGTATCGACCATGATACGATTCTTCAATCTTACACACTGGATGAGCGCTCAGGGCAACATGCACTAGAGTACTGTTTGATGGAGGAATTCAGTTGGCCGAAGTATGAAGATGCTGAGATCAATAAGATTAAAAAGACAGGCATCGTCACAGATTACGACAAGTTTTACAAGTACGCAGGATGGGACGTAGGCGGGACAAAGCAACTATTTGACTACTATAGTGGGCAATCGAAGAAAGAGGATCTATGGGAGAAGCCTTATCTGTGGCCGATCATCCCTGCACAAGAGTTTCTACGTGATGTTGAGCTTACTGGCTTTAAGTACAACATCGAAGCTGCCGCTGATATGTTCGAGAACGAGCTACAACCGGAACTGTCTGGTCTACTAGAACGGATACGTAATGCGCTCGATAAACCTCTGTTTAACCCTAACTCGACGGTCCATTGTGCTGCGCTTTACTATGACGAATGGAAAATTAAACATGCGCTACAAGCGCGACCAGATAAAGCCCGATCTGTTGACGATGCTGCTCGACAAGAAGTAATAGAAGGTCGGTTTACGTGCTTCGCAGAAGCAATGCCAGGAGCTACACCGAAAGCAGTAGACAAGAAGCGCGAGTACATCATCATCGTAACACAAGGTATTGATCGATACAAGAAGCTACAGAAGCAATCGAGTCAGTACATCGTGGGTATGGTTAAAGAGGCAATCGATGATCCAGAAGGACGTATCCACACGCATCTCAATCTAGGTCGCACAGTAACAGGCAGGCTCTCTAGTACCGAACCGAACCTACAGAACATTAGTCGCACAAAGCCGGGAATGCCCGACATTCGCAAATTGTTTGAAGCACCACAGGGGAGGAAGATTGTTCAGGCTGATTATTCGCAGGCAGAGCTACGAGTGATTGCCTGCTTATCGGGAGATCCCGATCTTACCTCGATTTATAGTGAGGCTCTTGATCTTCATAATATTGCTGCGGAACGCTTCTATGGAGTAGACTTTCAACCGGAGCAACGGAGTAAAGCGAAGAACATGAACTTCGGTGTTGCATTCAGACAATCAGCACATACATTTCAGGAGAAGCATGGAATCCCATCTGATGAAGCGCAAAGATTTATCGATTGGTGGTGGCGGAATTTCCAGGGTGTATATAAGTGGGAAAAAGGAATTGAGAAACAAGTCCACGATGTTGGTTATATCTCATCGCCTTTTGGACGGCGACGACGTTTCCATCTACTCACCAAAGAGAATATCCAGGCGGTATATCGAGAAGCGATTAACTTCCTTCCTCAGACTACAGCTAGCGATCTCACTCTTACCTCTGCTTTGCTCCTATCCAGACGAATCGACCCTACACGGAGCGCCATACTATTGCTGGTACACGACTCTATCATTGCAGAAGTCGATGACGACTACATCGAGGTTTACTCACAGCTTTGCCGTGAAGTAATGGAATCAAGGGCTAAAGAAGAACTAGGTTGGGAACTCCCTTTCCTATGCGATATTGGCGTAGGACAAACATGGGCGGAGGCTAAGTGATGAAGTACCACGGAGCAGCACTAGGATACAGTCCTATCAAGAACTCAGTGCAGATCGGGCCTAAGCATAAATTGAGCGTTGACGAGCGTAATACCCGTAGAATGCGTAACCGATCTAAGCGATTGGTTCAGATGTCAGTGCGTCGGAGAAGGAAGCACGGCAGGACTCAGAGAACCGCGTGAAAGCTCGTTACAGCTTGTACCACAGATAGGTCTGGAGGGTAGGATCGCCGGAGCAGCCAACCCAGGGAGAAGGTTTTAGAGCTTTTCTACAGTAAAGCAAAGGACAACTATGCCAATAACAGTATTAAGCGTAGATCCAGGAATTACTACTGGCTATTGCCTAGCAACTGTTGACCGCACGACTATTGACCTGTGGCCGCATCAGGAGAAGTACGACGTAGCGCCCTTCTACAGTCAGCTAGATAAGCACGGACCAGATCATATCATCCTAGAGGACTTTGAATATCGTAAAAGCCAACGTGATGGGCTGATTCTATTCAGTGTACAGTTGATCGGAGTTACCCGTTTATGGGGTAAGTGGAAAACTGTACCAGTTACGATGCAATCAGCCGCAAAGGGTAAGGGCTTCTATTCCAATGACCAACTTAAATTAGTAGGTGCATACAAGCGGGGCATTCCTCATGCGATGGATGCCACACGACACTTGATGCACTGGCTTACGTTCGGTGCGGGGTTTCAGTACGCTGATCCAGATAAGGCGACTATTACCTTACACTGATACAAAAGGCTGGTACTGTCCCAGGAGAGAGGAAGGACAGTACCAGCCTTTGTTTCGTCGGGGTAGACGAACTGTTAAATTACTCCGCTGGTGGTGCTTTTACACCTACGGGCGTATTAGGATTGAACCATGTATGCACCGCAGCACCTACAGCTAGTACAAACGCATTGACAGCGGCCATCTCTTCGCCCGTTAGTGTCCACCATCCGAGCATAACGATAACGTTAAGCGCGGCGCTAATAGCCGCTGTTATCGCACTGATCTTAGTAAGCATTATTTAGCCACCTTCCAGAACGTTAGACCGGAACCGCCACCATCACGATCCGCAGGCTCACGATACGTCATACCTGGGAATGCATCAGAACCGATCTGAACAACGTACTTATCTTCTGGTCCATCAGGCCCATCTAGTACGAAACCGATACGATCCTGATTGCCTGTGTTCGCCCATACTTTAGTACCTGGCTTAAACATTACTTGACCTCTTCATGTAGATCGTAGGTACGATACATTTCAATATCACTGCGGTAATCATCAGGTAGATACAATGGGCCTTTGTTACTACCCATTGAGACTACATTGATCGAATCGCCGCTGCGATGTACTACTGTTGCGACGTGTCCAGTGTAGAATACAAGATCACCAACTTTAACCTCGCTTCTGGTAATCCGCTTTCCTCCCGTCTTAAGTGACCAAGTGTTTCCGTAACCGCTATTACCATACGTCGGATCATATGGCGGAACACGAATGCCCTCCTTTCGATAATTCCAGTCAGCTAATGCTCCACCATAGATAGACGTACCACTACAGTCGATCTTACGAGCGAGTGCTGGATTAGTGATGCGGTTAACGATTGCATAAACGGCCCTGTTCTGACTGTAGCTAATCGCATCACGATGAGCATACATGACATACAACTGACCACTGATAAATGCGCGTACCTCTGCTTCCGTAGGTACTTGCATATCCTCTACTGCGGTATTGTAGCCCTTAATGCGGAATGCATCCCATGCGTACTCGGTCTTGCTGCCCTTCTTCCTCTTCGATCGTAACGCTTCAAATGTAGCTGGCCCCATGTTGCCCGTAATAGGGGCGATGCCTGCTTGCTTCTGTAACGTCTTAGTAGCACGCACTGCGTTACCGTTCCATTTGTTGTCGGGTATCCCATTAGAAGGCGCAAGCATTAAACCAGCGCGAATCAGCACCCACTTAACGAATAGCACATCGGCACCCTCTGTGGTGCCCTTTTTCGATTGAGGGCCGTAATACGGTCTGTAATATTTAACGTCAGGGAGCGACATCATCACCTTCCTCGGCAGGAACGAATAATTCCTTTGGATCAGGCAAATCCTCTTCCTTCTCTACTTCATCATTTTCCCAATCATCGTGCTTTACGGTGTCCCAACTCATGCTCTCTCCTTTCCATTAGCTGTTTCGCTCTAGCTGCATTTAGCTGCATACGCTTGTACGATTCGTTTAGTGCGAACAACCCTACAATAGTCAGTACAATAGCTAAAGCAGCCACAGGGATGCGCCATGAGAATTCGTTGTTTGTTCCCATGCGCTCAGATAGTGATGCGATAACATATACAGTAAGCAGTGAATCCCCTACGATGTAGATGCGCCACGCCGTAGGCGAACCTGTAATGCGCTCCGCGTTCTTATATACGGCAATGTTAAAGCCGAGAATTAATGCACCACCGCATATAAGTAGATAGCGAATAGTGTCGAGCATCTTACCCCTCTTCCACTGGTAGTCGTTTTTCGATCAAGTGCGCCCCAAATACATATCCGGCGTAGATAAGCATAATGGGGGTTATTAATGTCAGACCTTCGTAATCATGTGTGGCTATGCCCGAGACGACAGCAGCCACCCACGCTACAGTGATGACAACTCCTGTCCATTGCCTTATCTTGGAATTTTCCATTGACGGCCATTGTCCTATCCTTCGATAAGTGTTGCCACAATCTGAATGTTGAATGGGCCAAGACGGGGTGTTTCCGTCCCCACTGTGAACTTGACGAATAGGCGATAGTCGCCAACCGGGAACGTCGCTGTGTTACTGAAATCACACAAGCAATACAATGTCATCGTATTGACTGTTGGGGTAGACCCACTGATAAGTGCCGTACCCGCAGCATTGAGTACATCAAATAGCAACGGCGTTGCTGCTGCAAGCGATGTAGTACCACCCGTAATATCTGTTACGGTTACTGCAACATTCTCCTTTGTTCCTAGAGCTACTCTAATCATATTGCCTCTTATCTCGTACGTCGATAAATGTGCGGAGTAAAGACCGGGCCTACGTCGGTAACAAATACGTTAGTGTAGGGCGTATATGCAGAAGCAGTATACGTATCGCTAGCTAACCACATGCCAGCAAAAGTGTCCGTCGATAACGAAGAAGCGAAACATGAGAACCCTAAGTTTGTAGTGTGGCTTCCGCGCTGATGCCTATTCGTCGAGAAAATGTTGCCCATTTGCACACCATTAAAGTTATGATGTGTCCCATCGTTAGTTAAGAATGTACCACCATCAGTTGATACTTTCGATAAGGCAAAATGATACCCCGACAGTAATCCATAAATTCCACAAGACGTACATTTTCCCGTACCTGGATTATAAATAAATCCATCTTTCGGATGTCCTCGGCCAGTATCAATGTACTCAACATTTGAGCGAATGTAACCATACCAATCAGCATCGTAGTTATGCAAATCGTAATCGAGATAGGTGTAGGCGAGGCTAGCAGTATTACCACCCAAAAAGATAACAGCCATTTGTCTGCTAGCCATAGTACCGCCGGATACCATTTGAATCGTATCACCAACTGAAAAGAAACCTACAGCATAATCACAGGCTCCTTGCCCTTCTGCGTAGGAACCATTGAGAACAGCACCATTCTTATAGATGTACGATCCAGTGTTACCATCAAAGATAGTTAAAATAAGATAGTATCCATTACGCTGTACCGTGATCGTAGTCGATGACGTAACCATTCCATGCGGGTCATATATGGTCGTACCGAACGTTTGTGGGGATGCCGCCGATGATCCTGTAGCTCCTACCATACACGACCAATCAGACACAGCGAGCGCGCACATTTGCGCCCTAGCACTGTCAGTACCACCACCGTCGTTCGTAGTTTGCACTTCCATATAATCGCCACTACTAAAGTTTTCTAGCCAGAATGGAGTAGTTCCTGATAGTGCTGTAGGGCCAGCAGCGAAGCCATCGGTAGTATATTGGTAACCAGTAGCGGAGCCGTTCTTAGCTAAACGATGATAACAAGTGAAGCCAGGGTTATACCACTGTGGCGCTCCCATAACCAAATGAGGGCCACCCACAGGAAAAGTGATGCGTGAGTTGTTAACCGCATTATCATGATACCCATCGGAATCAACGACTTCGATATCCATGCCTAACGTCTGCCACGTACTATTAGCATTCAATGTCGTGTATGCAGACGAATACGCATATACACACTTTTCGACTACCATTACGAGAACACCAGAATGCAGCCTAGACCTTTTGCCCCTGTACCAGCTACATCACAATTGACGGAGATACGATCTCCTGTGGTCACTACATCATTAGCAGGGTTAACCACAGAACGTGTTAGTGCCGTATATGAGTGGTACTCTCCTACGTCAATTGTTACTGATGTAGTAAGCATATCAACGCTGTCACTGAGATTATATAGCGATACTGTAACTAGTCCTGATGATGACAACGTAGTGATGTAGATTTCAGCGGATATCAGATAATGGTTATTGATGTCCTCTGGTACGACGAAAATGAATACGCCATCTTGAACTGTATGAGTGGCATCATCAGCAAACAATTTAATCTCATATTGTGGGGCAATGAACTTACGCCATTGTCCACCGAATGCAAACTTAGCTGTCCAAGCTGCTGATCCTGGCGTTTCAGGGGTACCCTGATAGTCAATCAACATCGCGCCGTCAGAAGGAATCGGGATACCTTGATCGGAGAAATCCCACAGATTCATATGGGGCATCTCTTTCCGATTGACCCGTAATTGACGCTCGATATTGACGACGCGCCGCTGTAGATCCTCGATGACGTTAATGCCTGGACGTTGTTGATCGTATGCCATAATACTACCCCGTGTAAGGCAAGACCCTTTCGAGATCCGGTGTAATCGTTTCATCACCCTGCGGGTTGATATCGGCGCTATAGCCTAACAGAATGTAGTTACTGTCTACCGCATGGAAACCGAAATCATACTTGACATAGACAGTTACTCCGGGCAACATAGTAGTCCAAAAATTGAAAGGGAAGATACTCGTATTGAACGTAACGTTAAGCTGATGTATCGGACCCCTGTTCCTATGACCCATTGCTCCGGTAATACGCTTAACTGATCGATAATCGTCGTTCGCTGCACTATACTGATACATATCAGATAGCTCGCCTACATCCTCAACTGATTCAAGTTGTCGATATGTAGCATCTGATGGAGCATAGACACTAACGTCGCCAAGAGTACCAACAGGACCATTGCCCTGACCCATACCAAATGTGCGTGTAGCTTTCGGTCCAGTATCTTCCCAGGAAAATGATGTAAACTGGCTACCGTCCGTGAATACCCACACCGGGGTAGCTTTCTTACCGCCGTAGGAAGCAGCGTCCGTATTATGCCACAAGCGAACATCAACATGATTGTTGGATGTCCATTTACAATCGAAATCAAACCCTAGATGCATACCTCCGATACCCTTGATATGATCTAGCATCGTCTTGCCATCTAACCAATGCGCTGTCCAGTTGGTTTTAGTTCCAATGTCGCCACCCGTGGGCATAACTTCTACATTCCATTGTAGAGCATCGACGGCATTACGTAAAGCGAGCAACTCGCGCACAATGATATTAAGAGCTACACCATTACGGTCGGCCTCATTAACAATCTGCGGTGGAGAAGTCTGTGTTAATTCAGGCCATTGCTTGTAGGCATCCTTACGCTGCTGGAATGCTATGTTATCGCCAGTAACAGTAACGGGGACATATAGCTTTTCGAGCAGATGCATCCAATCTTGCATAGCCACCTGGATAGTACCCTCATTATCGGATGACCACTTACGACTCGTATGCGGCCCGGACATAATCAAGTCGTTACCGCGATATAGAAAACAATCGGTACGGTAAGGCGCAAAACAGTCGCGTGTCAGCTTAGTATCTGACCGCGCCAGTTCATACGTACAAGACGATGGCGTGTTGCGATTAACTTCTAGATGGATATCATTAGCAGGCTTGAATTCATTTAAGATAGTACCTGAATGGTTCCTGTGCTGAATCCACCACTCTTCCTTACCGTAAGCCATTAGAGATCCGTCGCATAAACGAAGGTTGATCCATTGACGAGGTAGGGTTCAAACGAGATCCACGTGATTTCATAACGCCCCACAGAAGGGTACAGCGCCTCTGTGGGGGTTTCTAGAGAACTAAGGATCACGTAGGCGAAATACTGTGTAGCATCACCGAAGAATGTAAACGTAACTGCTCCGTGCTTTCGGCCAGTATACACCTTATATGGAGGATTCAATGCGGCTTTAAGAGCGCGTGCTTTCGTATTGTAATCAGATGCACTGCTACCTAGAATATCCCCTGCCATATGAATTTCCATGTATTCAGGATAAGAGTAAGAAGGCCATCTTCCTGGATATTGCACTTTGTTAACTGGATCGTTCTTAAGGTACGTTTTCATTTCAAAATTCTGTGCCGGGTACGTAGTATCACCAATAGCAATAGTGACACCGGCATTACTTGTGTATGAACACGTTTCAAAGACCATTAGTTCTTCCGTCCTCGCATACCCTTATATGCCGCTGCCCTCATTGCGTTATCCATCACCTGTTCAGGTGTATAGAATACGCCATTCACGTTAAAATTGTTGACTGTGGTGTGTGATGTTAAAGAGCGCGAAGGGTCATTTACTCCGGGCAGTGCTGGCTTTGTAACATTGCCGCCTTCTGCGATCATATCTCCAACATTAGGGTTAGCGCGACGTAAGTTAGGATTGTTAATATTCCAACCATGCGCTGTTTGATTAGCTTGATACGCAGCCGCGCTAATCGCTCCGATTCCCGTTGTTGAGCGAGGTAACGTTTGTGTTGCTGGATCTACCCCTGGCGGTACTACAGGCCCATATTGCGCTACAACTTGCGCAGCCGCCATAACCCCCGCAACAGACGACCACAGACGGTCTGCGAGAGCCACCATACGTGTATTAACACCATTTTCTTCTGACTCAAATCCAGCGGCAATGTTAAGTGCGGCTGTAGCGCCAAATGACTTCCATTTATCTAGTTGTGTTTGAAAGTCAATTTCTGTCGCTTCGACAATGACCTTCTTCTTTCCCCGCATGTAGCTGTTGAACTGAGCAATGTCTTTCGGTGACGCACCCATCAGTGCAGCGAGCTTAGGTACCGCTTCTTCGCGGGGCATAGCCATTACAGTGTCAATGATATCTTGACTAAGACCGCGCTTCTTAAGCGTTGCAGCTTGGCTACGCATCTTATTGAATTGCGCAAACTGCGCTTTCATATCGGCAAGCATCTCAGGCACGTTCATTTGAACGCCAAACGATTTGCGCCATTGCACGGCAGCACTCTGAGATACAGGGCCAGCGAACAATTCACCATACAGCGTCTCGTTCTTCGTTTTCATTTCTTTATACATATTCATCAAGCCATCACTAGCACGTTTAAGAATATCTTTTTGCGCTGTTACGATCTCATTAGCTCTACGTGAGGCCACGTCATCTTTTTGCGGCGCAGTTTGATTAAGGAATGCTTTATATGCATCCCGGCCAGCTTTGTTCGCAGCCGCACTTTGCGCTTTGAGTTGCTTTTCTAGCTCTCTCGAATCGCCTGTTTTCTTTGCCTCTTCTACTAACCTAATAAACTTATCTAGAGTAGACAATTCTTTGGTAGTCTTTTTGATGGCAGGAATAGTTTTGCGGAGTAACTGCTCTCCGAAATCTTTACTGATATAACCCTTCTTTACGCGATCAATAATAGATTGTTGCTCATCTGTTACTTTGGGTTTCTTTCCCCCAATCGTAATAGACTGACCAAGACCGCCTACACCTAGACCACCGATGGGAATAGTAGTACCACCCTGCTTTTGCGTTAATGAATTATAAACTTCGTAACGTTTACGATGCTCTCGTCGCTGCTTATTCATATCAGTAAATACTTTAGCGGCACCTAGTGCTAATGTTGCGGCAACCAAACCCCAAATACCAGCAGTTAATCCGGCTGTCATTATAGCTGCTGCTGACATTTCGACACCTACTAAAGTAAGAGCGATTCCAAACGATGCTAGTCCAGCTATAACACTAATTAGTACTCCACCAAATAGTAGCAACGTAGAGCCTAATACGATGACTATAGCAATAACTCGTTTAATGGAAGGACTAAGAGAACTGAAGGCATTTACAACCGTGAGGATCATACCGACTAGTTTCGTCATAGGCGGCAATAGAGCTATGCCAATTTCCAATGCCGCAGCTTTGAATCCAGCCAATTGCCGCTTCCACTTAGAGCCAGCATCATTATAGACAGAGAGGAAGGAATCCATAAATGCTCTTTGATCGTTAAGTACATTTTTGGTATCCTTAGCTAGACCCTTCTCGTCAAGTAGAGAGAATGTCATACCTCTAGCTGCTTGAATTGTCGATCTATTACCTGCACCGCCAGCATTTCCGTGTTTACCGTATGATGTAATGGATGCAATGATGTTGGACATAGATAGTCCAGGGCGTCCCTTATTGGCGAAAATCAAACGATTAACTTGCTTGACGGCAGAAGTGAATTTTTGTAACTTACCGCCCCTATCGCTAATCGGGGCATTAAGTAATTTCATACCTTGCAGGAATTCAGGTGTTTGGAATACCTGCATTAGACGCACGATCCACGTAGCGGCTTCCTGTGGCTTTCCTGACTTCTTCGTCATAAATGCCATAATTCCGCCTACATCCTTAAGGGAGAACCCTGCCGCTGCTGCTGCTGGCCCAACTTTTGTAAGCATTGCAGTGAAATCGGAGAATTGCATATTACCATATTTAACAATGGCAAATGCAGTATTCATATTAGCAGCAATTGTTTCAAAAGAATCGCCAAACTGGTTAGCCATTACAATTGTTGCAGTTGTGGTTGATTCAAGATCGGTTAGGCCGCCCACTGCTGCCATTGAAGCAATACGAACGAGATTCATACCGCGTTCCATTGCTTTCGGGCCTTCTAATCGAATACTTGAGAACATGTCATAAACAGATTTATTGATCTCTTCACTAGCAAATCCAAATGTTTTTATTAGGTCGATAACTTGGGGCTTTATGATCTCAGCGTTCTTCATAATCTGAGGAACTCCGCTAATGCTGCCTGGAGTCTGTGTAGCGGCTAAAGTTACTTCTCGACTAAAGTTAGCTGCATAGTTAGCAAGACCGCCAGCACCAGCTAAACCAATACCACCAGCTAATGTAGCTACTCTACCGCCGTGCCCAATAGCTCTCATGCGATTACGTTTTCGCTCTAAATCAGTTAACTTCTGCATTTGCTCTTGCTGCTTAACGAGTTGGCCTGTTAATTCCTTTTCCGTCAATCCACGTGCTTTTGCAGATGCACGTAATGCATCTGTATCCCTAAACATGCTAGTAGCTGACGCTTCGTGTGCAGCTTGCAATGCTTTAGTAGCTACGATTTGTTCGCGCATACCTTTTAAACCTACATTGCGAGCAGTATTCGCGGATTCTAAATCGCGTACTGTTGCATTTGCTAACTTGCGACGTTCTCGCGCAAAGTCAGCGTTTTCTTTTAACTTAGACAGATCGCGTGTTCCGTGAGCAGCGTTGAATGCATCAACATAATCGCGCGCTGTTTGTTGTGCGCGTGCTTTCAGTTGCTTGCCTACTCCAATTGGACCCTTAACGCTTTTTCCCCTTAAAGCGTGTTCTGCTTTCTTTATTTGTCGTTCAGCATCACGCACATCTTGTTGTGTGAATTCATCCCGACCCTTTACATCGCGCAAATTCGTTCGCGCTGCTTGCAACCGATCTTGCGCAGCCATACGCGCCGCTCTACGCGCCTGCCACTTTTCTTGTACGTGCGCTCGTCTAGCTTCAGTCGCATTGTCCATTGCCAGTCGTGCATTTCTAACTCTTCGCAATTGAGCGGGTGTAGGTTCACCAGCAGCAACTAATGCTGCATCAGCAGCACGTACAGAAGCACCAGCCTCCTTAGCCCTTTGTCGCGCTTTTTTAATTGGGGTATACGCTTTATTGCGCCTAATTATTGCATCTGCTAACGCTTTCTCTTGTTTTGTTAATTGCTCAAGTAATCGCGCTTCCTCTTTATACCAATTAGATCGAACACTTCTAGCCGTAAGCAATTCTGAACGGCGCAGTTTAGTCGTCTTAGCTAATTCTTTGTTTAAGCGTGAAGTTTCAACCGCGACTTTCTTTTGTGCGCGGCCCATACGATTGAGGTCGTTTGAGATACGTCCGAAAGCAGACGAGAAGTGATCCTGTGCGGATACGATAACGCGGATCTCATATGCTGACATCGCCACTAGCTATTGCCTTTCAATCGATTTCTCGCTGCCTGTTTCTCAGTTTGTACTGCTTCAACTGCGGTTCTAGCGCGAATCACGGTATCTAGCCTATTGATGTAAATCGCCGGCTGATCGAATAACCCGCCTGTGCTTGGCATTACTCCGAATGTTTCGCACAGGCGGGTTATCTTCATCCATTTGATTACTTCATTCGTTAGGCTGATGCCGAAGGCATCTGAGGCTCTGTTGACTTCGCCACGGAAGATAAAGAAACAGGCGGCGTAAAATCCTCTAGATTCTCGTCATCTGCTTCTTGATTCATTTCATCGATATGCCGTTCAATCTCTTGTCCGATTCTAGGATCAAGGATATTCAACGTCATCGCATTAGAGAAATCCAGTTTACCACCATTATCATCTTCAAGATTGTGGTCTACAATACAATGCTTGAAGCTGAATCGGTTAGCTTCCAGATTTGCTAGCTCGACATCGATCTTGTCGTTGTCTTTCTTCTGACTCATCGAGAGTCGTGTAACAATATCGCGTCGAGCTAGCATCTCTGAATAAGCAAGCTGCTTCAACTCTACATATCCGCCAGGACAACTCTTCAAGTCCTTACGGACTACATCTGAAATGATTGTTGCTTTGGGCATTACTCTCTCCTTAGTGTTATTACGTGATGTTAGCTACTGCTGTCTTTACATGAACTTCAATTGCATCCCCTGAAGCGATACCAATTGGCCTTGCCGTTACCCCCGCCATGATGGTATCACCTAGACCACTGAGTCCTAGATCATATGTTTCAAATACTGCACGGTTAGCTTGTAGTCGGATACCACTCGTTGCCGCAGCTAGCGTGGCACCACCATTAAGTGACTCAAATCGATACGCTTTCTGTGTATTGGCAACGAACGCATCGTACTCTGTTCGATCAATAAAATCAAGTTCAGTTTCAAATGAATGCTCACTCTCACCGAACTTGATATAAGCTGCTGACCTAAGAGCATTAATGCGATTCTGTGCTTCCGCATTGAAGTTAGTCCCGAACGTGAACCCGTTGAAGTCTGTCGATGTCGCACCAAACGTCGGTGAAGCAGCAGATGCAGCGGTGTAAACGTAATGACCAGCAGCGCCGATAAGATTCGGGGTTGCCCAAGTAGGTGTACCGAGGTTAGCGACGGGATCAGTCTCACTTAGACCAAGAACGTTCAGTGTAACCTTAAGTACACCATCATCACCTAGTGTGAACTGATAACCACCTAGAGTGCATCCAGCATACCCGAATCCCTTACCGTTACGAATAACAGTAATTGATGCAGTACGCTGGACATTCCCTGATGCAGCCGTAGAAGTAGCGCCCGCTGTTGAAGGCGTGTACTTATACGTATACGGACCAGCACCGCTCTTCGTGATCGTATGACGTGAGCAGTGCATGAAGTACGGAAGGAAGTCAGGGTCAACTTCCATTTCGATATCACCCTCAGCATGGTAAAAGCCCTGTTTTACATCTGAAACCTCAGTAGCTTGACGAATCTGAGGGGAGAAGTACTTTTCCTCCGTGTACTTAAGCGATTCACTAAGAATCGGTACGAATTTAGCTCCTGCTGTTGCAGGATGCAGGTAAGTACCATTGACGGTTTCTAACACAATAGCGAGATAACCCGCTCCGCTTAGTCCCGCAGGCATTAATTGTCACCCCCAGTCGTTTTAGTCGATGAGCTTTCTACCTTGATGTAGTCAGCTTTAATATCCTTAACACTATATCCTGCTACTGCCTCAAACTGTGCAGCTTCTTCATCGGAAACTTCACGCGGCTTGCCGTTAAGAAAAGCACCTAGTCCACGAATATCGAACACAGTGTCTTTCTCTGCATCTGCGTGATTCACCGTTATTTTGTATCCCATATCAACTCCTACTTGAATGGTACTCTAGATTCTGCTTGCCATGACACTTGTGTTGCTACCACAGGAACATTCTTATCTGTGGATACATTCTGTGGGCTTTCGTTAGTGACGTAACTGAAAATAGCCAAACCCCCACAGGTGGGGTCTTCTGCTAATACATCTGTGAGGCGAGTAGTCATCTCCAAATCTTCTCTAGTCCTCATAGCGCGGGAACGACTCATCGCTGCATGTAGTACGAGGATCTCGATAAAGTAGGTACGCATGAAGTAGTGCGTTCCATGCTTCGCTGTCACTGTTTCCCCAGGAGCGACCACAGAAGCAGGATACTTTGGAACCAGCTTTTCGTCTCCGTATGCAATATACTCTAAGCCAATGTCGCCTCGTTTTTCTTCGATGAGATCATGGACGTAGTTAAGTGCATCTTCAATACGCTCAAACATTAGAACGGCTTAGTTCCAAATTGCCCGCCGGGGGTACGTGTTTGCACTTGTGTGAATGTACGACCTCGGCTACTGGTTTTAGTTAGTACTGCAATAGACTCATCTGCCCATGCATCGAATACGCTTTTAACTCTGGCTACACCTGCTGCTGAATAGGGGTAGAACGAACGTTGTGGGATCTTGTATCCCCCGTTAAATACTTTCTTCCCCCCGTGTAAATGTACTCCTGCCCATTCCGGTAGATCACTGCCATACGTAAGGCGATTATCTGTAATTACGAATGCACTTGAACTAGTGGCTGCATCGCGTAATCCCGGTCGTGTCCGCTCCAAGATACCATTTACATTAGGTAGTGCCCGTGCGCGTTGTCCATACGGAGTAGCGCCACTAGGCGGATACGTCTCTTTCCACGGTGCCCACGGCTTGCCTACAGCATCGCGTTTCTCATCGAACATCTCTTCGATCTCATCTTCTGCGATGCCCATAGCAACGCCCATGACAGCGCGTGTATGGCTAAGATCACCTTTCAGCCTATGAAAGTCTTGTTGCACTTCACGCAGTGAAGGCTTAAAGTGAACATTAAGGAACCGTCCTGTGGCGACCTTAGTAGCCATTACCAGACTTCACTCACTGAGAATAGTGACCCCGGTGATGTACTATCGTTAGGTAGGAAATCTGCACTTTCTAGATTACCCCCTGTGGTGGGTTGATCTACGTCGGCTACTTCTGGTAGAATGATGTCGCCATCAACAATGCACTGAAGCATTGACATAGCTTCATCGTACAACTTCTGCGCGTATTCAGGTGTCTGTGTCTGCTCTTCACTATACGCTCTTGCGTAATAAAGTGCAGCTACGAATCTACCCGCAATAGCACGAATTGTCTCAGGCGTAGTTGCTGGTGATACCCACGATGCGATAACAGTGGGAGAGAAAGTGCCACTCAATTTGCCCTTGATGATACGTTCTGCATCTAGAACTGAAGGATCGTCATCAGCATCCAAAGCCTGAAGCAGAGTTTCACCTAGATGAACATTGATATCTTCAAGAGTTACGAATGACACTTTCTCTCCCTGTTATCTATTCGTCGTCGGCGTCGTCGTCACTGTCATCTTCGACAGTCTCAGCAAGCGCCTTCTTAGCCTGTGCATCAGTCATACTAAACCCTTCTGGTAGCTGTTTTGCTACTTCCGGGGAAACCGTATCCCCCGGAAGATAGCGTACACCATCATGCTTAACAGACTGAACTACGGTAGGCATTACGCAACAACATCCTTGATGAGATAGCCAGCGGTGTTAGAGACAACCTTAAGGTCATACCTCTGCGAGACACGAATAACATCGGCCTTACGTGGCTCTTCACGCCAACGATCGACAGGGCGGATAGACGTACCCTGATATGGATATACAAACGACTTCATAAACGTCTTGGTGCGCTGACCCGGAACGGTATCTACGATACCGAGCCAAACGTCCTTGCCCCAAAAGTCTACGATGTTCTCAGTAAGATCCTCATGCTGCGCTGAGTTGTACTGCGACTCAGCAATGATGATCGTACCAGTGAAGCCGGTAAGCTGCTTGAACGCCTCTTCATTCGTAAGATTGAAGTTAACGAAACGAGCAACGATCTTCGGGTGGTTCTTGACATACGACCATACGATCCACGGAATGACCATCGTATTTGCGCTACGTCCAGTACCAACATAAATCTGGCGTAGAGCAACTTCAATGTCATCGATCGGATCGGATACTGCACCGTAATCGCTCCACTGTGAAGTACCAGAGAGTGTGGTGTAGTATGATGCTGATGCGTAAGAACCAGTTGCGCGAGCGAGAGTAGCAACTGCATATTCGTGACCAAGCAGAATGGAACGTGTAGCCTTCTCCGTTGCAGCTTCGTCAAGCGTAAAGTCTACCGGGAACGCTCCTTCTGCTCCAAGCTGCTCACGCTCTTCATCGAATACAGGAACCTGTAGCGAATGCTCGTAAACGCTATAGGTGTCCGTTGCCCACTTGCCGCCCTGGATCTCGTTAGCGACAGTACCCATTGCGCGTGTATCGAGGTAGATCAGCCAATCAGACCGATCGTACACCATATAACGCCCATTGAGATTACTAACATTGGTAAGCGGTGCAACTCGCTCACCTACAAGATCCTTAGCTTCCCAACCCGTAGAAAAGTTGGTGAGCAATGGATCTACATCTTTAAGTTGCCATGCGTCTAGCATACTCATTCACCACCTTTCTAATTAGGCTTTAATAGTCCCAGGAAGGGAAAGCATTACAGAGACACGATTACCGGATGTAGAAGCGGCGGATAGTGCAACGCCGACAATACGCTCGGTAGCCGCTGAAACAACAGCACGACCAACTGTGTCAATTGAGATCTCATCGCCTTCATTAATTGCTTCAGCAATTTCCATCTCAGAGATACCAGAAAGCCGAACTGATGCGCGCTTCGCTTTAGCGAGTTCTCCCGCTGACACGCTGTACTGCGCAATACCAATGACCTGATCGTTTGCTGCTGTTACCGGAGTAACAGTATCAACCGCTCCGCTCATCTTTACTGCACGAAACTTCGTTACTGCGGCAGCGGCAATGAAGCCCTTGTCTAGTACGAAGTTACCTGATGCTGGCATTTAGATATCCTCCTTTCTACTGACGATGCGAATACGTTTCGCGGTACGCCTTGAATAGCTCGGGATGCCGTTCAGCAGCTAGCTTAACTGCATCGCGGTACTCGATCTTATCCTCGACCTGAATAGATGCAACCTTCTCCGCGAAAGCCTGCGGAGCATTCTCAATAGATGCAGAATCTTCTACTGATGTACCACGCTCGCTGTAATCAACCAGCCCTGTATTAAGCAGTGACTCTAGTACAGCTTCGATATCTTCCTGTGTTAGCTTCTGCTCTGCGAATGCGAGATGCATTTTCTCGACGTTATCGATGGTTAGTGCTGAGAAGCCGAAGGGTGTTGCAACGGCTGCTTCGCCCTCACCCTCAACAAGACGCTTGTTCGCATAACGCTCTGCGAATGCTCGCGCCTTGTTCTCACGCTCTGCTGCTTCTAGTGCGGCCATACGCTTAAACTCAGCCGGGAACCGCTCTGAGAACGTCATACGCTCTCCTGCGGTGGCTGCGGCCTCGCGTAGTGGAGCTACTTCCGCAACAAGCTCACTGGCTGCAATAAGGACGTTCTCTTCCGTAGCGTCCTCTTCAAGCCCTAGCTTCTCACGGAGCAACTTAAGGAATTCCTCCATGTTATCCTCCGGTTCGATTACAGGTGATGGACCTCGCGTACCTTGCCCATCTTGACTATCTGGCTCTTTATCATCTACACGTGGATCTGTCGTTCCTGGCTCAGAGTGCTCAATATCCGCTACTGAACCTTCAGCGGTAAGTAGCTCTGAGAAATTAAGAGGCACCATACCTTTAAAGAATGGTCGATTCGTTAATGCGCCTCCTACGATTACGTTATCATGCTTCTTACTCGTTGCAGGATCAAGCCACTCATCGTACATCTCTGGCGAGAAGTAACGCCAAGCACCGTCCTCAACCTCTTTAGCTGCTTCTTCAGTAAAAGCAACTGTCCAATATACACCATCGTCTCCAACTCTAACATCTTTAACCCATCCAGCAGCCTTATTGCCTTTGGCTGCATCTAGACCAAAATGCTCGAATGATAGCGGAATGTCTTGACCGTATACACGATCATCGAAATTCTTTTTATACGTGTCGGCAATCTCGGGCGTAATAGAAACCTTACCGTAGAGGGGATGATCCCACTCTCCGTAAGGCATAGCCTGAATCTCCTTTCCCGCTACTAGCTCATTTACTGTTGCGGAGCCAAAAGCATTCGGGAGAACGAAGTGCCGTTCGTGTGGCATTACTAGAGTCATTTCACCCCCTATCCTGGGTCATTCGTCTTAGGGATATTACCTGTCTTTTCGCCCTTAACATCACCTTTTTGTGGTACCGCAACTTCATCAGGATCAGGAGGACGTGGGCCTAACTTCAATGGAGCATCGATCTGTTGTCTGATCCACTGTTCCGTATCATCATCGACTGTGATAGCTCGCGTATTAACCAAATTAGACATTGCAGAAGCCCACATCTGCAAGTCTTTTCCCTCACCAATATTACGAACTTGCAGTGTGGGAAATTTGTCAGTAACAAAATTGTAGGCGACGAGTCGTGGTACTAAATACAGGTTGATGTATTGGCAGATTGAATTCGCTACATGGCGAAGCGATTTCTCATACATATTTTGCTGTGAACCTGATGTTGCACGACCGCCGCCACCGGATTCTTGAATGCCCATCAGTAGGAACTGTACCATTACGTTCATCATAATCATTCCGTTATGATGTTCGATACTGGACAGAACATTGACGAGTTCGCCCTCGGGCTTCTTGAATCCCATCTCATACCCAGGAGGAATAACAAAACCGGCACTCTCGTTAGTACGGATATTACGTACTAATTCAAATGCAGCAGCTTTATCTTCTGGATCATATCCCGCAGGTAGCGAAACGAACGGGATACCAGTACCATGCCGTTCCTTCTGGATTGCATCAATCTTGTAGAAGTGGTCCTTGTAGAACCAGTGTCGATACGCGGTGCGAAGAAGCGATTTGCCTTCAAGATTGCCGCCCTGCCTATTGAACGTAAAAACAATCGCCTTTTCAATCGGAATTGTTACTTCTGCGACTTTGCCTTTGTCATCAATCGCATTTTGAATGATTGAGACGGGACCACCGTTAGCATCGTAAACGAATTCCTTAATCGTACTGGATGGACGCGGAGCTAACTTCTTCAGCATTGTATAGTTACGACGGTTAGCCCCCTTACGTGAAGATACCCATTCTCGTTGCTCGTATACTGGTTCAATCACAGAGAAGCCAGATTCGTACATACGCAGAATATCTTCTAGCACGTTCAAAAACGGCGCTGATTGCCCTTCAAGCAAATTATAATTAATGAAGTCGGCAATGTCGATATCTTCTGGACTAGCACTCGCAGGCTGGACGAACCACGTAGCTCCTAGAACCGGCGTCTTGCCTGCACGTAACGAAACGTCCACAGCGGCATCATTAGCCATTTGGCTGTAAACGTTCTGTGCTTGTGTCCGAGTGCCGACCGCAGCTACAACATCACGTAGCGCAACAGGCTTGGATGAACCTACTTCTGTGAGTGCGCTCTTATCAACAGGTATAGCGCCCTTAGCAGCCATACTAGTTCCAGTGGTCAAAGCACGCGGATTAGGCGGATCTGCGAACACTTTGGGTTTTCTGTTGAATAGAGCCATTTATACCTTACCTAGTAATTCGCTCTTAATGAACTGATGATTCTGGAAAAACGTAGCCGCTTCACTTCCCTGCCGCTGCCCACCATATACGTCTGCCAAGCTGCCCTGGCCGCTACGCAATACGAAGTATTCGCTATAAAAGTACCTTAAGGCGTCAGGTCCGTGATCGTCATAATCGTGCTGCTTTTCGGTACTGTTCTTGCCTTCCTTTGTGGTCGCGTACCTTAGTTGCTCCATTTGCCTAATCAGGTTAACACACGAACGATCGATAAACAGCTTAGGCGAGCCATTAGGCTGTAGCTTTAGCCCCTGGCGCACAGCTTCTACACCTAAGCCCCATCCCACAGCATTAGCCTGAACATGCCCTAAGATAAGGTTAAGAGTTGCGATACCGTCAGCACCACGTGGATCGCCAAACATAGCATTAACATGGAACCCTTCAGGGTTCTTGCGATTCTTAATTACGTTACCATGTTCCCACGTAGAGAGATAACTAACTTGGTATTCTCTCCACACGTAAACATTATCGTCTGGATCGACCATGACATCAAGACACACTAATGGATCAACGAATCCAAAGTCGAATACCCAAAAGTTCTTCCACTGTGGGTTATACGTAATATCCTTTACATGATGGGCTGGATCGAAATCTTCGTATATCTGTCCTTCAAAAGCTGTGAAGTCTGCTGCATACTCTTGGAGGAAATATTGCTTACTGACAATGGACTCAAGACGCTGTATCTCTGGATCTTCTCTACCACCAGGGAACATCGCTGTGTTCGTCCAGGTAGGAAATTTCCAAGATGCATAATCCGTAAACTTTGGATCTTGGCCCATTTGCCAAAGACCTTGATACCAGTTGAAACCTCGCGGGGTAGAAGGAAAGATCGCCCATCCACGTTTATCTGATAATGCTGGTTCAATATACATACTCCATGTTGAGGCTTTGTGTAAGGCGGCCTCTGACATAATTACTCCGTCAAGACCTTCACCTACGAGGCTGTCGGTTCTTTCGGCTGACACCACTTCCAGTACCGTATTCCACGCGGGAATTTCCAAGCGCATTTGGCCTTGTTGCGTGTTATAGGACGCTTTGACCTTTGATCGCAATCCCAACTTGCGAATGAGATCGTCGTGTACGACACGAAACTCCTTTTCCCCTAGACGATACGAAGGAGCGCAAATCCAATAGCGACTATCTGGTGTGAACATATATGCCGTCATCTCGTGACCCGCGCTCAACGACTTTCCGAAACGGCGACCACAGGTGGGGATGCGGAATCGCGCATCACTCGTATGGATCGAAGCCTGTGCTTCACTGTGTGGATGGTATCCGATGCGCTCGAATAGCTCCTTTCTATCGATGATAGGTTCTTTACGCATTAACGTACCTCAACCCTAAAGGGGAATGGTCCATGTACGGGTACTTCTGGTGCTGTCGAGAACTTAAGGTAAAGGCGATAAATCCCGCTCGCCCAATTGCCGCCAGCGGTTGTGTCGATTAGACAATACGCCTTAAGACCGTCTGCATTAACAGCCTGCGAAGTCATCTTGTATACGTCGTCCTTATCAAGTACGTCGTACAGTGGTGTGACCACCGACAAATCAGTCAGCGCCCCCTTACGATCCACGACCTTGATAACGAGGGTTTCAATTGTCCCTGATACGAGTGTTTCCATGCTAGCCCCCTAAAATGTTTGGGTGTTTTCGTCCGATCAAAGTAACCTTCCAGCGAGATACTACATTAAGAAAAGACAACTTGTAGAAAGTGTAGGGGGTAGCGTATTCGTAAGCACTAACTGTGACCGTTATAACTACTGTGTCTGCATCTACGTAATTCATAGATCCCACTTCACAATCCATCGGGAAACCATGCTACTGAATTCCAACTCAGGCTGAATAGATGGTACCAGAAATTCAACGGACGTGATGGTAAACGTAATCGGAACTGTGTCGGCGTCGTAATAAACAATTATGATTATTTCGACGCCACTACAATCAATGTCAACATAAATCGTAGCATTCTCTACGTAGTCTGCGGTATCGGTAGCACTAGGCGTAATTACTACGCCGATCGTACCAACATCTACTGCTGCCGTGTTTTCTACTGTGGTGACTTGAATGTCGATGTAGCATTCCGCTACATCAACAAACTGTGCTGTGTCCGTTGTGCTGATACTAACTGTTACGGATGCGACGGCACTATCTACGTAGGCTGCAACTTCAACGGAAGTACAAGTGATATCTACATAGCAGGTCGCACTATCAAGCCTTGTATACTCCTCATTGCCGATAGGTGTTAGTACTTCATATATCGTCGCTGTTTCAACAAAGTCGGCGATGTCGGCACCTGTGATCGAAATCACCACAGGGATAGTAGCGGCATCGACATAGTTACCAGCAGGCGGTGTATAAACGTCGGTGCCGCTGCACTGTATATCGACGTAGCACTCACTGGCCTCAATGTACTGTGCAGTATCAGAACTGCTAGGTGTTACCAGTACGGGTACGGTGTTAGCATCGGTAGAAGTGCGATCTTCTGTGGCGCTCGTTTGAATATCCACTAGTACGGTAGTAGAATCTACGAAGTCAGCTACATCAACACTGCTGAGTTGTAGATCTACTAGTACTGTAGCGGTATCGTAGGTACTGTGATCTTCTGCGCTGGTTACGCCGATTAGAACAGTAGTAGTTGCGCTTTCGACATATTGTGCTGTGTCTGCCGAGCTTGGCGTGACCAAAACACTAACGGTTGCCGCGTCGAATCTTGTGTATTCCTCAACACTGGTAACTGAAATAAGTACATTTGTTGTAGCGGCATCGACGAACTGTGCGTTTTCAACTGCGGTAACAGTGATAAGTGTTGATACGGTTGCAACGTCATAAGTAGTATGTTCCTCCGTACTACTAAGTTGAATGTCAACGTATGGTGTGGCGCTATCAACGTATTGTGCTGTGTCGGCACTCGTTACTGTTACAACAACGGTGCCCGTAGCAGCGTCAACGAATTGCGCAGTGTCCGTTGTAACGATGCTAATTAATACAGGAACAGTAGCGGCATCAAAGCGCGTGTACTCTTCTGTGGCGCTCGTTTGAATATCCACTAGCACTGTGGTTGTTTCGACGTATTGTGCGGTGTCGCTACTAGACGGTGTAATAACAACTGTTGCCGTTGCTAGGTCACTGTATGAGAATTCCTCAACCGCGCTCAGTTGTATGTCTACTAGTACGGTTGCAGTATCGATGGCGTCTAGTACGTCAACACTACTAGGCGTTATCAATACGGGGACAATACCGCTTTCAAGTACTTCGCGGTTGTCTGCGCTGCTAAGTTGGATATCGACATAAGGAGCCGCTGTGTCAACGAAATCAGCTACGTCAGTAGCACTAAGCTGAATGTCAATCAGCACAGTCGCGCTGTCTACGTAGTCAGCTACGTCAACGCTTGCGCTCACCTGAATGTCTACAAGGATCGTAGCACTGTCTAGGTAGTCACTAGTAACAACAGGTTCGGGTGCGTATATACCACCTGAATACCAGAAAGGATTTTGTGTATTAGCGCGTTTCCAACGAGCCACTACCAACGACTCCTATCTTGTACTGGAACGCCGGGATAAATTTGCGGTTTAGCAATGAACTCTAGATTAGGCTCATCTAGTATCGCCGCGACAAACACACCCCACGCTGTCGGTGCAGCAGCGAAGTTATTACTGATAGTACCTGTAGCGCCAGCAGTAGCACGTACAGCCGTATAAAACCACCCGTTAGCATCGGCTCCCGTAGTGATAGTACTGTAGTGCCTATTCGTAAATGTGGTAGGATCAGTACCAGTAACGTCTGTCATTGATCCAGAAAGGTTATCTGCCCCAATACCAACGTTAACGATTAACTGCCCGTTTAGTGTTGACGTTACTCCTGTGGCGATACCAGGATCTGCTGTTCCCGCTGACAATACGGATGCAGCAAAAGGTGATCCTGTCTTAATTGTGTTGCGGATCGTATGCACCTGCGCATATTTATCTGCCGATGTTGCTGTCCAGTCGCATAGTGGGTTTGTTTCGCTTGCGCTAGCAGCGCGTTTGTAAAAAACATATGATCGCCACGCTGTTGTATCGATAGGGCCGTGCAATAGTGTCCAACCACTAGGTGTGCTGCATGTATTCGTGACAACACGATTCGCTGTAATGCAAATGAGAATGTCATCGATAGCGTGTGTCGGTATAACGGGCGTAACGTCTGCCGTCGTCAATGCTCCTAGTAACGTACCGCTAGCTTGCCACGCAGCCACTAGTAAATCCTAACGGGTTGAATGTAAACAGGGGTAGTTAAAGCCGCGACGACGGTGCCACCACCGAAATCGTCGCATATCCAATCGGACGAGTCGTACCTAACTCCTATGCTTCCCGCGCCAGCGTATGTTGCATCCGAACGAGTGTCTAACGCCGCCCCGTTCTTGTAGACAGAAATCACGTCGCCAACAACGGAAGATCCGATAACGTCGCCGGAATCAACGTTTCCAGCAATGGCAGCGCCCAAATTAGTGAAAACGGTGTTGTCCACACGAGAAACGTCGAAGTCGAATGAACCACGACCCGACAAGCAGTACCCGTCCGCCGCCGCTGACCCAGGCGACTGTAAACGCGCCCACAGATAAACACGTTGGGCACCCGCTGTCGTGGCCGTGATATACACCTCAGAATCCGGGCCAAACGTGGATACGTTCCACCAGCAAGACCCAGCCGCACCACCCGTTTTCTGGAGAGTGTTAGAGACGACTGCCATAGTTCCTGTCTCTGTCCCGAAAATCTGGTTTGACCACGACGCGGACGGAGGCGGGCCTTCGTTCGCACGATTGAAATCGTCGAGGATGCCTGTGGTCGGAAAACTCACGCTACGTCACCTTGCTAGCCACGAGATTAACGTCCTTCACAGGCTGCACTACACCATCACACACGATCGAATCAGTCGGCTGGTCGTACCGTGGTTTCAACCGGCGTGTGGACGCCATGATCAACAGGTCACCGAGTACGTGAGTTTGCCATAATGCAAGTGTGTTACCCATTGCCGCGTCAAGTTCCGCCTGTGTGTATCCCAAAGACAATATGGCATTAGACAACTGATTACGCTCCCCCGCCGTCATGTTAGATAAATTGTCTTGCATTTCGATCCACTTGGACGGGATCGTGAAAAACCCAGCTGCGTTAGATATAGCTGTTAGTGTAGCTGCTGATGCACGTACTTTCACAAGCGCCTTATCGCCAAGCACTTCAGTTTCGTCCCAATCGCCACCGTCAGCACGAATAGCAGCAGTGAAATCGTCCATCGCGCAATAGCGTTCTGGCGGTACCTCACCGGGGTTACGCCTTGTATACGGCACTACAAACCAACCTAGCATCGAGCAAACCGCATTGTCGGTCGCACGTTAACAGCGTTAGGCGCAGTTAGCCTGATAATGAAACCATCATTTAGTGCTGTGTCAGGTTCATCACCTAGTGGGAAGTACTCTTTGTAACCTGACTGTGGGTGACAGGTGAATTCATCAATAACCGTTATTGCTGTTGGTTCGGTAGACCAGCTAGAGGCACAAGTAGTACCATGAGTCAACACACGCCCTGACCACTGAGTCGGTGTTTCAGATGTGCTAGCGGTGCCCGGTGCGTTTGTAGCGAACGTACACGTACATAACTCAACTACTACAGGTTCATTTGTAGGCGCTGATGCACCGCTCTGGTCGAAGCCTAACGAAAGCATCTTAAGTAGTAGTGAAAACGAAGCGCCAGCACGGGCACCCAAAACTGTTTTTGCTGTAGCAGCGACAAGTGCAACGTCTGCACCAGCCGATACTGTATATACAGGTGCAGCCATTTAATGTCCCTTCATGTTAGACGCACACCGTATCTGCGTCAATGTTAGTACTATCAGCCCAACCATCCCATTTGTTGTCCCCAACAACTGTCCACTTAGTGCCATATGTAGCTGTCCACTTGTTATCGATCACACCTACAAAATAAGGTTTCGGCACGGTGTAGTACGTTTCGCAATAGGTAATGGTAAAGTCCACAAGCACTGTAGCGGCGTCGAAGTGCGTAACACCATCAGGCCCACTTGCTTGTATGTCTACTAAAATTGTTGCAAGGTCAGTGCTACCA